GGCGTCGAGGTGTTCCAGCGCCTCGCCCGGCACTTTCCCGAGCAGAAGTTCCTCGGCGTCACCGGCGGCCACGGCGACCAGGTCACCTGGGGGATGCCGCCGAACGTCGAGGTCATCCCGCAGACGTTCGACATGCGCCGCGACGTATGGTCGCGCACACGGGTGCTGCTGGTGCCGTCCGTGTATGAGTCGTACGGCATGGTCTCTGTCGAAGCGTGCGCCTCCGGGATCCCCGTCATCGCCGCCCCCACCCCCGGACTCAAGGAAGCCCTCGGCGGAGCGGGAATCTTCGCCCGCCGCGACCAGATCGCCGAATGGGTCGCCCACCTACGCCGCCTACTCTCCCACGAAGGCCAGTGGCAGCAGGCCTCGGTCGCCTGCCGGCAGCGGTCGATCGAGCTGTCCCCAGAGCCCGAACTGGCCCAGTGGGTCGGCGCCATCGAAGCCCTCCACGACGCCGCGCAGGCGCGCAGAGCCACAGCCACGGCGCTCGCCTGACTAGGATGCCGAGGAGTCAGCGGCCCTCTACCGGGTAGGGACTCACCGTCTTCAGCGCCTCGAGCAGCCACGGATTCCCCGGGGCCGCGCGGACCCTGCGAACGAAGCGCGGGTACGGCTGCGGCAGAGGGCCGAGAACGCGGCCCGGACGCGCCCGTACAGGGCCACGGCCCTCGTGCACGATCATCGCGTAATCAAGATCACTGAAGACCCGGCCCACGATGCGGCCGTTGACCTCGTCGACCTCGGCATCGAGGGACGCCTTCAGCGCGCCGGCGTCGGGCCCCTTGCCCACGGGGCAGGTGCGGCGCGCTTCCTCGAGGACGCGGATCGTCAGGTCGAGGACGTGTTCCTCGACGATGCGCGTCAGCTCGCCCGGGTTGTACTCGATGATGTGGACGCCGACGCCGCCGCCCTTGACGAAGTTCGCCATGATCGCCGCCTCATTTCCGGGCCGAAAAGTAGAACCGGGGCCCTGTCAGTGCAGGTCGCCGGCCTGCCGGCGGTACTCGGCCGGCACTTCCCACACGCCGCCCCACGGGCCGAGGTCGAGCTCGAGGTCGCCGTTTGGTCGTTCGGACCATACGGGCACCGGAACGCACAGCGAGGCGCCGGCGTCGAGCAGCCGCTCGAGCGCGTGCTCGTCGATGCGTTGCGGCCCGCCGGCCGCCGGCTGCGTCGTGTCCATGATCCCAGAGTACGGCCGCGTCATCGCCCGGGCAGGCGCCGGCCGCCGCGTCCGCCGATCGCGTCCCTGCGACGGGTGCGGGTCGTCTCTGACGCGAGCCCTTCCATGGGGGTGCGCAGCAGGGCGACGCAGGCGTACACCGAGGCGTCGAGCCGGCCTGGGCTGTCCCGGTCGCCAGCCCGGTAGGTGGCCCACTGTCGGCACAGCTTGTCGAGGCCGGCGACGATCTTCACTCGGCCCATGGCGAGCTCTTGCGCAATCGGCTCGGCCCGTAGGACCTTCCCGCGCAGCGCGCGTACCTCGCTGATCGCTGGCATCAGCTCGCTACGTTCCTTGCTCATCCACGCGGCGCGGATGGCTTGCTCGACGAGCCGGCCGCCGAAATTCGTCTCCAGGACGATGCGGTCGGCGCCGTGCTGCTCGGCGAGGTCGCAGGCGGCGCGGGGCCACTCGGTCACGGGAATGACGGCGCTCGCGTCGGCGATCAGGTACACCTTCTCGTCGTCGCCGAGGGCCGCGACGATGATCCCGACCTCGTCCGCGCCGCCGCCCGAGGGGTCGACGGCGACGACGATCCGGACCGGCTTCGCGACGGCCGAGGGCGGGACGGTCGCGGATTGGATGATCTCCCACGAGACGAGCGCGCCCGTGCGCTCGGCGGGGTCGCCCATGTACAGGGCGCGCCAGTCGCGGACGAGCGGGGTGTCAGCCTGTCGCTTCTGCCAGAACGCCAGCAGGTCCTCGCGGGTGTTCAGCATCTCGTTCGGGTGCGTGAGCGGGTCGCCATCCTGCCGGCCGAGCGGGTCGGAACCACCGGTCAGGTCAAGCTCGGCGATCGCCGGAAGATGCACAACGCGCCACGAACCGCCCTCGTCCTGGCGTCCCTGCTCCTTCAGAAGACGGCCGATCAGATCGTCCGGATGCCATCGGGTTGCAAGCACGATCTCAGGCGTGCTGGGGGCAAGGCGGGAGAGTAGGCCGGAGCTGTACCACTCCCAAGTGTTCTCCCGCATCACGGGGGAATCAGCATCGGCTCGGTTCTTGCAGTAATCGTCGATGATCAGGCAGTTATGGACGAGTACACCGCCCGCAATGAAGTTGCTCGCGCCTTCCACCTGGATGTCATAGACAGGCTGGACGATGCCGCGTACTGCGAGAACCACGGAAACGGTGTCGTCTGCGATTTGTGGTGTATCGCATGACAGATCTTGCAGATCAGGATCAGGTTCTCGGCCCGGTTGTCCTTCGGGTCCTCGTTGATGTGGTGCACATGCATCGTGGTCCGCTGATGCGACTTTCCCTTCCTGGTCACGGTGATAAACGCCTCTCGACTCTGACAGGCCGCGCATCTGCGCCCCTCCCTCTCGAAGATCAAGGGGCGCATCGAGTGAAACCACTTCGTGTAGCTTGTCCCATGTTTGTAGTGAGAGTTGCCCTTGCCGATCATCCGCAGCGAGTGCGCCGCGCTCGCGCAGGGACGCGAGCAGTAGCGCACCCTGGAGTTCGCCGGCCTGAAACTCTCCTTGCACATCTCGCACGAACGCATCAGGTCGGGGCGCTCTCGAGGGCGGTACTCGCGTGCTGCCATGCCCTTCTTGTGAGCGCCCCTCGCGCATTCCTGGCCGCATACGCGCCGCCGCCCCTCTACCGGGGCCCCGCACTGGCCACACGTTCTCCGTGCCTTCTGCGTGGCTGCTCGGCACGTATAAGAGCAGGTGACCGTCGAGACTCCCCGGGCCTTCCTCTTCGTGTACTCGTAACGAGGAATGATGAAGTCCTTCTCGCACACCGGGCACACAAGCGGTACGGCCTTTGCTCTCCTCTGGTCCAGCAGGCAGGCCATGCATAGCTTCGACTTCCGCCAAACGGGTTTCTGGCATCGGTGGCACCGGCCTGTCGACGGTAAGCAGCCGATCTCCGGGCCGTAGGTCCTTCGCGGCAACATATCCATGTCCGGGCATATAGAAGGGGTGATCGTCTGTGCAGTGGACCGTTCGGCCGGATCGGGTGTGGACCGAGACAAGGGGCTTATCTCCTGTGACCATGGCTGCGAGGACGCGCCGGAATACGGGCACCTGAAGCTCGTGGTCGTAGGCGAGGATCCTTTGTCGCATGCCGCCGGCGACGAAATCGTCCATTCGGACGGGACCTTCGGGCGTAGTCAGTAGCGTATCTCCCGACACGCACCCATCGCAGGGGAATCCCGTGATGCCGCCACCGAGTCCGATCGCCTTGACTCCTCCGCCAGCCGACGTGTACCACTCGTCGGCTGCTGCGGTGCCGGAAGCAAGGCTGACGCCGAATCGCTTCCCGTAGAGGTCGATGCGGTTGCGGACTCGACGCACCGACCGGACAGCGAGCCTGTGACCGTAGGAGGCGACGATGATCCGCCGACTGGGGAATTTCGACATCAGCCATTGCGGAGTCCATTCCGCGCATACCGTGGTCTTCCCAACCTGTGGCGGGCAAGTGACGATCAGCTTTCCCCCGGTCTTCACGGCGTTCGCGATCTCGCGGCCGATCAGCCGATGGTGCGCGCGGGTGCGCCACGTCGGGTCGAGGCGTTCGGCGAGCCAGTGCGGATACTTCAGGGACGCCATATCGTCGACGAGCTGGTCGGGCACCGCGGGGTGCACCATTACGCCGCTCCTTCTTCGTCTTCCTCGCGCTGCTGCTCGCGCAGCCGAACAGCCGTGTATAGGCCCTCGATGTCAATCTTCACGGTCTGTGCCGGCGCGGGGTCATCGAGCGCCGGCGTGATCGCCTTCAGTGCGGTTGCGAGTTTCTGCACCCCGGCGGGGTCACGCTCGAAGGCCGGCACCTCAAGACGCGCCTCGGCCGACTCGCGAATGTCCTTTGCGATCGCGCGGGCGGCGGCGAGCCGGTCCCTTGCTGTGGCGTCAGCGATCTGCCGCGACTGGTGTTGGTCGTAGGCGGCAGCCCGGGCTTGCCATGACCAGTCTGAAGAAAGAGTGAGCAGTCGGCCGTGCGAGAGCTGCATGGAGCTTGCCGCCTTGACGAGGTTCCGATCCTCAAGGGCGAGCCACTTCAGGAAGTGCGCATACGCCTTCTCGGGTTCGCCGTCGCGGCGCTCCCAGGCTCGCGTTTCCTGGTCATTGCTGGTGCCCATAGCTACATGATCTCCCGTGTGCGGTTAGTGTGCAGTGCGCTGGCGGGCAATGCGGGGCGCCCCAGGCTGGCCGGCCGGAACGGGGCGCCCCGGAGTGCTGTTGCCGTCAGCGGAAGTCGCGGGCCTTCAACTTGGCCATCCGACCGTCCTCGTGATGCGACACAAGGCCCCCAGCAGCCACTCGCGCAGTCCATCGAAGTCCCGCGGTGCGGTCGCGCAGTCCTGCCGCTCGGAGAGCGGTGCCCACCCGTGGCGCACGAGGGTGTGAGCGTCGAAGCCGTCCGGGCCTCGGTTGATCTTTGGGCCGAGGAGTTCGTACGTGCCGGCCTTGGCGGCGGCGCTGTTGGCCAGAGCCTCCATGTGGAGTTTCGCGAACGAGGACTGGGCGATCGGCTCCCAGCCCACAGTTTTGCCCGTGGTCTCGTCCGTCGAGATCGGCATGTAGCCCGGCGGCTGGGCCTTACCGGGCTTGACCTCCCGGCGCGCCCACCACTCGCCGGCGGCGTCGAGCATGACGCAGGTGCCGTCCCACTTCCGCGTCGCCGTCCCC